TGAAGCAAATTCATTCTGGAAAGTAGCACGTAAGTTCCAAATTGAAGATGTTATGCGTAGGAATTTTATGCTAGGTATGGCAATTCAAGGTGAGATGATCGGTGAAGGTATCCAAGGTAATCAGTACAAAGTACAGCTTGACTTCTACGTATACGATATGTACAATGTTCATACAGGGCAATACATTTTGCCAGTGCAGCTTAAAGCAGCGTGTGAAAAGCTTGGGTTGAAGCATGTACCTATTCTTGTAGAAGCTACTGAAATTAAAGAGCAGACGATTCAAACTCTGTTAGAATATGCAGAGGGCAAATCTGTCCTCAACGGTAGTGAACGTGAAGGTGTAGTTTTCAAGAGTAACAGTATTCATGATCGCAGCTTTAAGTCAATTAATAACAAGTGGTTACTAAAGAATGAATAAGGAGTAGATTTGGCAAATTTCATTAAACATACCAATTGCGAAGAGTGCGGTAGTTCAGACGGTAAAGCAGTGTACGAAGGTGGCTCTTCACATTGCTTTGTATGTGAGCACACAGTACCTTCTAGTGAATTCAAGGAACAAAATCCTAAGAAGTCATCTAAAGTTAAAACATCAGTTACAAAGGAAGAAAAGAGTATGGAAATTAAACCAAGTGGTAAACCTGTCATGACAACCGAAGAGAATGACTACATCAAATCTGTAACTGGTGTATCAGGTAAAGGTTTTCGTGGCTTAAAAGATGAAACTACAAAACCCTTTGGTGTACGCTATGCATATAACAATGATGGTGATGTTGAAGAACAATACTACCCCGCAACACAAGATGGTCAAATTGTAGGATATAAAATTCGTGAAGTACCAAAGAACTTTTATTCTAAAGGTCGTACTGGTGCTGACTGTCAGTTGTTCATGCAGTTTAAATTCAATCGAGGTGGCAAGTACATTTTGATTACCGAAGGTGAACTAGATGCGTTATCTGCTTATCAAATGTTTGTAGATTACAATAAAACTCGTGGTGGTGAATATGAACTTGCAGTAGTTAGTCCAACTACAGGTGCTAATTCACACAAGCAAATCGCTGCACAATATTCATTCTTCAATACATTTGATCAAATTATTGTTTGCTATGACAATGATAAAGCAGGTAAAGAAGCAGTTGAGGATGTAGTCAAAGCTCTACCAAAAGGTAAAGTCAAGATTATGCACATGCGATACAAAGACCCTAATACTTATCTTGAGCAGGATAAACAAGATGAATTTATTCGTAACTTCTATGAAGCTAAACGTTATACTCCTGTTGGTGTATTAGGTAGTGGTGATTTGTACGATAAAATCCTAGCACAAGCTACCGTACCAAAAGTACCGTTTCCACCCTTTATGAGTACGCTAAATGAAATGCTGGTAGGTGGTTTACCATTAGGTCACATCATCAACGTTGCAGCAGGTACAGGTCTTGGCAAAACATCCTTTGTTAACGAAATGATTTATCACTGGATTTTTAACTCACCGCATAAAATCGGTATTGTTTCAATGGAATTAGATTCAGGTCAATATGGTGAAACACTATTAGGTAGACACCTAAGTCGTAAAATTTCATTGATTCAAGATGATGATGTGAAGAAAGATTTGCTAGAATCTGATAAAGTACGTGAAAAAGCGAATGAACTTTTCTACAATAAAGATGGTCAACATCGTTTCTATCTGCTAGATAACCGTGATGGTACAATTGAAGAGATTCAAGATACAGTAGAAGAACTTGTTGTGTCATGTGGTTGCAGAATCATTGTGCTTGATCCTTTGCAAGACATTCTTGATGGGTTATCCAATGAAGACCAAGCATTGTTTATGAAGTGGTCCAAAGGTATTATCAAGAGTCACAATGTAACTCTGATATTTATTAACCACGTTCGTAAATCAGCTTCTGGTGCTCAAAATTCATCACAAGGTGCATCGTTTACAGAAGAAGAGATTCAAGGTAGTTCTACTATCATTAAGTCAGCTTCAGCTAACATTTTGTTAAGTCGAAATAAGTACGCAGAAGACCCTGTTGAACGCAATACAACCAAAGTTGTACTGAGTAAGAATCGTATTTGTGGATTGACAGGACCAGCGGGTAACGTGTACTATGACAACGACACTCATACTTTGCACAATTTAGATGACTGGTTAAATAACCAAAACTAAGCTTGACGAACGCCCTAAGTTGTGATAGACTTAGGGCTTATTTTATTGGAGAACACAAAGATGGACCTGACAAGAGATTGGATTTATGACATTGAAACATATAAGTCAGCTTTTACATTTGCTATCATTCGTGCAGATCGTAAACACGCACGAGTATTTGAGGTTTCTAACCGCACGAACGAACTCGACCGTATCTACGCTTGTGTAGATCATATTGAAGCCACCGATGGTCGTTTGGTTGGTTTTAACAACGTAGGATTCGACTATCCTATCTTGCACGAAGTACTAACCAATCGTAGTTCTTGGAATACAAAGACAGGTAAGCAAATTGCAGTTGCTGTACATAAGCTTGCACAAAAACAGATTGACTCATTCAAGGACAACGGTTTTGGTCACAGCATTAAGACTGACGAACAGATCGTTCCACAAGTTGATTTGTATCGCATTCATCACTTTAATAACAAAGCAAAAGCTACTGGTCTAAAGATGCTTGAATTCAACATGCGTATGGATAACATCGAAGACTTACCTTATGCAGTAGATGCAGAATTAACTGCAGATGAAATCGACAAACTTAAAACGTATAACATGCACGATGTTAACTGCACTCTTGCGTTCTATTTGGAATCTCTTACACAGATTGAATTCAGAGATAATCTGAGTATCAAACTTGGTCGTGACTTTACCAATGCTGATGACACTAAGATTGGTGCAGAATACTTTCAGATGAAGCTTGAAGATTCAGGTGTAAAGCTGCATAAGTTCAAAGACGGTAAGAAAGTCATGATGCAAACTAAGCGTGACAAGATTGCAATTAAAGACTGTTTGTTTAGTTACTACAAGTTTGATCGTCCAGAATTCCAAGCAGTTTATGATTGGTTTTCTAAGCAGGTTATCACTGAAACTAAAGGTGTGTTTTCAGATATTGAAGAGCATGATCTTGGTGAAGTAGCTAAGTATGCAAATCTTACGATCAAACGCAAGAAGTTCAAAGGTACACCAACTGAACGAGATGCTGATGAATTTAAGAATGAACACCCAATGGGTTGGATTGAAGTGGAAGAACTCAAAGCTACTGAATATCTGTTTGATGCAAATGGTGAACATGTACTTGAATACGTATTGGATGCAGACGGTTGTCCAGACCTTGCAAAGAAGCGTAAGAAGGTTAGAGTACCCAAGAAATCATATTGGGGTTGCTACCGTATTGCTGAGACTTTAAACGTGCTTGTAGACGGTTATCGCATTGACTTTGGTGTAGGTGGTGTACACGCATCATTATCTGAAAAGATTGCTAGTGCAGGTAAGCTGTACATGCTAAGGGATGCTGACGTAAGTTCAATGTATCCTAACATTGCTATTTCAAATAAGATTTATCCTGAGCATCTTGGTGCAGAGTTCTGTGTTATTTATCAAGACATGTATGAGCAGCGTAAGTCATATGCAAAGAATACACCTGAGAACGCAATGCTTAAACTTGCATTGAATGGTACATACGGTAAGAGCAATGATAAATATTCTGTATTCTATGATCCTAAGTTTACAATGTCAATTACCATCAATGGTCAACTGTCATTGTTAATGCTCGCTGATCGTTTGCTGCAGATTCCAAAGCTAAAATTAGTTCAACTAAATACAGACGGTTTGACTGTAGCTATGACACGAGATACTGAAGAGCAGTACAATGCAATCTGTGCGCAGTGGCAAAAAGATGTAAAACTTGAGTTAGAATTCGTGGATTACCAAAACATGTATATTCGTGATGTAAATAATTACATTGCTTTGTACACAAATGGTAAGGTTAAACGCAAAGGTGCTTATCAGTACGAAGACTTAGGTTGGCATCAAAACCAAGGTGGTCTAGTGATTCCAATGGCTGCTGAAGCTGCTATGCTGCATGGTAAGGATGTACGAGAGTTCATTCAGGAAAGACTTAATCAAGGTCACATCTTTGATTTCATGCTGCGTACAAAAGTCCCTCGCAGTTCTAAACTTGTGCTAGAATTCGAAGATGGTCGTGTAGAAGAGCAACAGAACATCTGTAGGTACTATCCTTGTAAGACTGGTGGTAAACTAATGAAGTTGATGCCAGCGTTACCAGATAGCGAAGACAAGACTGATCGTAGATTGGGTATTGATACTGCATGGAACGTAAAGACCTGCAACAACATCGCTGACTTCGGTTATGATGTTGACTTAGATTATTATGTAAGCGAAGCTGAGAAGCTTGTTATTCGAAAGGATTAAGTATGAGTTGGGGAACACTACCTTGGTGGGTATACCAAGCAATTTACGAACATGATGTAGCACAGATGCAATGCTGCTTTGAAGATGAATGGTTTGCTGGTACATCTAAAGTGCTACCTGAGCATGTAATCAATCTCTCAAAAGCTACATTTAAAACACACGATTTTGGAGGATGGAATTATGATAACTGAAGCTGAGATTCTTCGCAAACGCTGCGATGCTCTATTGACTGCACTTATCGGTAAAAACCTTGTTGATAACTGGTGGAAATCACCTAACAAAGCTTTTTGCGATGATACTCCTGAAGTTATCTTTGCTGTAGCACCAAGAACAGTGTATAATTATTTGATGAAATATTACGATGCAGGTGGATCATGAACTACAAATACGAGTATAATAAAGAGTACCAGACGTTGCAGCAGTTTGATGCAAACGGTGTGCTACGATCTAGCATGAGTATGCCAAAGAGTGATCTAAATTTGATTGCTCAGTTGAACATCAAAGAAAATATTTTGCGGAGTGTTGACTTGGAAGTGAAATCTGATGTATAATTGAGATATTGCGGGTGTACCGGAACGCTCTTCTAAAGCGTAGTACCGTAATGGAGTCAATGTAAGTTCGAATCTTATCTCCCGCACCAAATAATAAAGGTTTAAAATGCAATGTGCTTTATGTGGAAAAGAGACAACAAATCCTAGATTTTGTTCTAGAGCTTGTGCTGCAAAGTTAACTAACAGGGAAAATCCAAAAAGAAGGTTGACAAAGACATGCACAAAATGTGATAATATTGTTAGATCGTATAGGAGTACTTTATGTGAAAATCATTTTAAAGAATACTCTGAAAGATACAAAAATGATATGACAATTGGAGAGTACAGAAATAAAACCTCTGTTAAAGGAAAACATCCATCTTGGATACATTCTCACATACGTAATTTTGCAAGAAGTTGGTTATCTGAAATGAGAAACTTACCTTGTGCAAAGTGTGGTTATAACTTACATGTTGAACTTGCTCATATAAAAGCCGTCTCCGAATTTAATGATGATACTAAACTCTCGGAAGTTAACAGTAAATCAAATGTAATACAGTTGTGTCCAAATTGTCATTGGGAGTTTGATAATTTACCAAGAGATGGTATATTTACAAAACTTTTGAAAGAACTTGGAAAGTTAAATTAGTCCCGATCCTCTGCAGAGTTTCAAATCCCTAGAAACAATGTACGATGCGAGGTAGGTGCAAGCCCTATCATTAAAAACAGATGTACTGATGGCGTGGTACTACTGT